TAAATGTTCTCCTGCAAAGATATTGCAGGGGCATAACGTCTTTGGGTCAGACTGGATTAAAGAGGGTGCTTTCGAGATGCTCGGCTGGCTTCTTGAAACACATCCTGATTTGTACGGCATGTTGCATATTGAATCTGCCGAAGTAATGGTTTTGGACGTGACTTATTCAGCACGTTTAAAAGATGATGACTTAGTAGCCAAAGTTCTTGATTTCATGCGCAATTTCTCAGGCCAGTACATACGTAAGTCCAAGCATTCAGTTTTGCATAAGAATACGGTCTATTTCGGTTCTGAGCGTGCAAAGTGGCTGCAACGTAAGCTCTACGGCAAGGCAACAGAATTCTTCGAGCAACTGGAAGAACAACGCAAGTTGGCCAAGGGTAAAGATAAAGCTGCTGAACGTGTTGTTGCTGTGATGGAAGACCCAAGACTTCAAGAATGGGTTAGAGGACTTCTACGTATAGAAACAGGTATGAAAAAGGCTTGGTTAACCAAGTTGGGTATACCGACAAATTTATTTGAATTAATTAAGTATCAAGAGCTTAACCCGAATTTTTTACAAGAGTTATGGCTAAAAGCCAATGAAGATATGTTTAAAGCCCTAGAGGGTCAAACTATGAAGACAACTGATCATGATTCGATTTATAACGCTTTACTAGCCAAGTTTACGACGATTACGCCAACAGGCCGTAAATCAATTACCAAGGCTCGTAATCTGTTCAATTTCTACTGTGGTTTAGAGCTTCATGGCTGTGATGCGATGAAAAAGCGTTACTGCGAATCTCAGTATTATCAGCACTTTAGTGATCTGGTTAATTCTGGTTTGTTCTCCAAAATCTTTTTACAGAACCTTCATCACGATTCTAAAAACAACGTTATTCCGTTCATCAAGCTTGTAGAAATCAAGTTCGAAGAACAAACACCGGATTGGTACGTAGAACCAGTTTCAACATTCCGTTTTAAACAAATCGCTTAGGAGCGTAAACCATGAGCCAAAAACAAGTATTTACCGTAATCGGTATTGACCCAAGCCAAGGCACATTTACAGATCAGAAGACTGGTCGCAATGTGAATTATGACAGTACAAATTTCAATGTGCTTGTTCCAGTTAAAAACGGACATGGCATGAAGGCAGCAGTTCAGAAAATGCCAGGTGCAGGAAATTATCAACGTTTTAAAGATATTCAGCTTCCATGCGAAATGGAGTTCGAATTTAACCTTGAGTTCAGCGGACAATTCCCAAAAACAACATTGGTCAATGTGACTAAAACCGTTGTAAACAAAGACTTAGGCCCTAAGATAGCCTGATTTCGCATAATGTATAATATGTTAAAAAACAATAACTTAGGTGAATTTTAATGAGAAATATAACAGCTATAACGGGGGATAATCAAGTCGAATGTCCTAAATGTTTTTCATATTTTCACCGCCAGTTTTTGTACTTTCACATGACTAAATGTCGTGCTTAAGGAATTTTAAAGAATGGCTTATCTGTGCAAAACAGTCGATGAAACCACTAAGGCATGTCTGGAATGGGTTCAATTTGACTTAAGCGGATTGGCTATAACAGGTTGGCAGTCGTCACTGATTATCATGGCAATTACCAGCTATTACCTCGTAATGTGGTTATTAAGACAATCACGTTATTCAATTAAATAGGGTGAATTCAATGAATGAATTACAAGTAATCGAAAAAAATGGTTCCCAGAAACTTATCAATACACGTACTGGACGTGCTGGGGTAGTAGCTGGGCTTTTAACAGTTTTGGCGATGTCTAATGCCAATGCTGCATTAGAACTGGATACACAAGGTTTTATTACTGACATCGGTACAGCAGAGACTTTTGGTATTGCAATTGGTATTGCAATTCTTGGTTTTGTAGCTGTTCTTGCGTTGGTCAAGAAATCTCGTGGTGCTGTGAAATAAAACTGACTGCGGGCGCGCTGAGAGCTCGTGGGAGCGATTGGCGCGCATGCAGGAAGTTTAGGTAAATGCTATGGACGAACCTTCAATTTTCAACTGGATAATAGTTTTTATAGCCATTGTTGGCATACGTATATTGTTAAAATAATCAAAGGAATAAAAATAATGATTCATCGTTTAAATATATTTTTATTGTCTTTGCTTATTTGCTTTTCACCAGTCTACTTAATGTCTAAAGCATTTGCATCAACTCCAAAGTGGGTACTTGAATATATAAAAGTTGAAAAACAAGTTGCTGAAAAAAAACGGTTGCAAGCATTACTCATCAAGCAAGTGAATGAAGCCGGATCTCTTACAAAAACAAGTGCCGTTGTAGAAACTGTCCCTACGGCATCAAAAGTTGGTGCTTCAATGCTTAAGCGTGTACAGCATGTTGCAAGAACCCCAGGCGGTGCAGCGATAGGTTTTTATGCTGTTTCACAGCTTTTAGAAGGTATCGGTTGGGTGATGGAAGATGGAACGTATATAAAAAAGAAAACTGCTGATGCGCCTCCTGGTTATGGATGGATAGCAAGTCTTAGGGGCGAAAAAAAATCTTTTCCATCAGATACTCAAGCATGTCGCTATATTTCTGATAATTATGATCCGAAAAATTGGATATTTACCCGAACTGAATCTATTAATAATTTTTCATCAAAATGCTATTTCAAGAGTACAAGCTCTGACACTGAAATTGATCTTTTCAATGTTGATTATGTTGCTAATCCTGATCCTGAACCCTCCGTACAAAAAATACCGTTAACTGCTGCACTTCTGGGCGCTGCGATGTTGGGATCAGGATATAAAGATCCCGTCGACTCGCAATATGATTCTATGGTTAATACAGGGAATTGGACCGGTGTCCCAGAAGCTTATACACCCGACCCACAAAATATAGGCAATGAACTCTATAACGAATTAGAAGCTAAAGCAGATAAAGCCCCCAAAACTTCTGATGGTAAACCTGCACCAGGTGGCGACTCACGTTATATGGGTGATCCTTCAACTAATGACACAGTTAATGATCGAAGCTGGGATGATAAAGGGACTAAAGGTGATTCTACCGGGTCAACGACTACAGACCCAGAAACCGGTGAACAGACAACAAACACGGAATTTAATTTACCGCCTTTTTGCTCATGGGCTTATACAGTTTGTGAATGGTATGAGAAATGGCAAAAAACAGATACTAAAGTTAATGAGCATTTAGACAGAACCAAAGAGCATCAAGAAGAAGAAAAAGGTTTCTGGCAAACAGTAAAAGACTGGTTTGACTGGTCTAAAGATGATTCTGATCTGCCTGATCGTGATGATTCTGACTTGGATACTTCTGTTGAATTTGAAGAAAAAAAGGTAAGCCTTAACGTTTCTGCTCAATGTCCTGCGCCTACCTATGAAACAGTTTCATTGCATGGTGTTACTGCTCAGGTAAAGACTTCTGATTACTCATATATTTGTAATCTTGACTGGCTCATTAAGCCATTTGTTTTAGGCTTTTCGATGGTTTCCGCCTGTTTCATTTTATTTGGTTTTCAGCGTGGGGGCGATGATTAATGGGTGGCTTAATTTATAAGGTACTCGATTTATTTTCGAACAATTTTATACGTCAAATATTAACCAGTTTAGGCATCGGGATAGTCACTGGCTTACCGTTTTATCTCATGCTTTCAACCTATATCTATAAAGCTGCTTCACATATTGAATCTACGCCTTACATCGGTCTTATGGCTGTATTCGGTATACCTGAAGGTTTTGGAATTATTTTTACAGCAATTATGACGCGAGCTTATTGGGAATCAATGCGCCCACGTCTAGCTAAGAGGTCTTAACAATGCCTGTTTTACTTGTTACTGGAAAGATGGGCCAAGGAAAGACCCACTTTGTAATGAAAAAATATGTGACTGAAGCTGTAAAATCTGGTCGTCCTGTTTATACAAATATTGATGGCTGCACATTAGATGTTCAGCCCATTCCTGAAAATGAAAAAGGCGAATTAGATTGGCTTTTAACGCCTGAATCTGATGTAGCCACCGGTCAGAAAGGTGCATTAATTGTTTACGATGAGGCACAACGCCAAGTAGATAAAAAAGGTATTAGATATTTTGCTTGGGCTGCACGTGAGAAAATTTCAAATCGTGATGTTATCCGGGAGCTTGAATATCATCGGCATTCAGGCCGTGACATTATCTTTATTACTCAATCACCTAAACTTTTACACCTTCATTTGCTTGAGCTGGTCAATGAGCATTATCACTGTACACGGTTAAGAAATGAGAAACGATCACAGATTTCATTGTGGCGATCATGGCAGGAAAAACCTGACTCATTGGCAGCTACAGAACGTGCAGAAGATGTTTTTTTTCAGCCATTCGATGAAGAAACATTTACTAAGTATAAATCTACTGAAGAAGTGACAGACGGTAAGGCACGTATACCGGGCTATATGTATAAACTTGCTGCAATAGCAATCGTTTGTTTTCTTATAGCAGGTGGACTATTAATAAATCTTTTTGGTCACTTCTCAAATGGTCATAGGATTGGACAGGATTCTATTGATAAGCAGCTTGCTAAAGTTAAAGAAAATGACAAAGTGAATGCAGCGCTCTCTCCAGGGCAAAAAGATTTACCTGATGAACTTCAGAAAAAAATTAATCTTTGTATGAAAGATTTTGGTTGGAATGCTGAACAGTGCAGAGAAGCATATGACAAGCCATATCTTGAAGCTAAGCAGCAACGTTCTGAACAGACTAGCTCAAATACAATGGACAAGATTGTAGCTAATTATAGTCCAAGCAAGCCGTTTGAACCTGTTAATGTACAGTACGAAGTTACTGCAAAACCTGTCTTTAGTGGTTGTATGAAGAAAGGTAATAAGTACGTTGCTTATACGCAGCAAGGCACAATTTTGCATGATGTCTCAAGTGAAGACTGTAGACGTGTCATAGAAGACGGTGAAAGACCCTTTAATTACTTTCAGCAGCCGCAGCAACAACTTCAAGCTCAACAACAACCCCAGAAACTCACGTCTTTAGATGCAGAGTTTCTTGCAAAATACCAACAAGCCAAAGCAGAGGGTTTAATATGATTTCAACATTAATTGGTCTTTTAGTTTTCGCAATTTCTTGGGGAATGTATTTTGTTTTAGTTCAGCTTATCTTTAAAAGGAGAGAAAGACGATGATTAATTTTACAGTTCAAGAACTAGAAGACATTTATATATTTGCTCTGGAATATGGTGGCGATTCAGGTAATGCAATCTGTTCAAAAATCGCTGAAAAATATACTTTTTGTGGTATGTGCAATAGCTTAATTCCGAATGAGCACTGGCAAGAACATTATGAAAAGGAATTTGAAAGAGAATATCCGTCGAGCCTCTAAGAGGCTCATAAGCTTTTTAACAAAAAAAGCTTATCGATCTGCTACGCAATGAAGAACACTAGAAGAAAAATATTAAGTGAGTGTCTACGAACTGACACAATGACAATATGAATATTTTCCTCTCTGAATTACTAAAATTAAAATATATGTCTATGAGCGATATAATCAGAAGTGCCGGAGTATTCCGGCGCTGAACTAAGGATTATTATTTCTGATGACAAAAACAGCTCTAGAGATTCTTGAAGAACTTGCCGAAAAGGTTATAACTAATCATTTTCACGATATGGGTGGGGCTTATTACGTTGCTTTTTCTGAGGTTCTCAAAGCCTTAGTTTATACAGGTGCTTTTAAAACTACTGAAGAACTTGATAAAGCCTATGAAATGAAAGATCAATTATCACAATTGTTATTAGATGATGCTTAATTCCCCCACTGGAGAGAACAATGCTTACTTGGCACATTGGCATTATGTATCACCTGGGAAGTTATCCTGGTCAAGCTTAAAATTTCTTAAGTTATTGATTCTTCGTTATTATCATTTTTTATCGTTGGCATAATATTACATTTGACCATGTGTTATCCTGGTGAAAATCTTATAAGACTGATTTCGCATAATGTAGTCCAGATTATGTTACATAGCCGATTTGCAACTATTTCCAAAGCAAATCGGTGTTATTTAACATGAATCTGCATTATGCGAAGTCGGGTGGGAGAGTCCACATCTCTGGTGGTGGACTTTACTCCGGAAAAACGGAAATTTACTCATCTTTCCCCAATACTTCAGTTCTATATCGCATCACTTCCTCTGCTTTTAAATTTTTTAAGTGATATTTAATTAGGGCATGTATTACGTCACTTTCTGCCATCAATGTTTTTTTCTGAACAACGAATTTCATTAATGTTTCTTTGACATCTTCAACTTCTTCGCTACGTATTTTGTAGACTTTGCTCATTTGTTAACACTCTGTAACTAAATAACTAGGTAACTTTTTTATATCTTAACTTCTTTTAACAGTTGACAAGTTACTTAGTAATTTTGTTTAATCTTTTAAACCCGGTTACTTGGTAACTTTTTAGATGTTAGACAAGATTGAGATGCGTATACCTGTTGATGCCTCTCTCGTAGAAGTACGAGAGGATGGTAAATACTGCATCTTCGGTTTTGATCTGCTGGACCTTTCAATCAGGTTTGATGCGTTGGAAGTTTATAAGGATGAGGAAGGGGAGAAACATCACCAGATACTCAGACACCCTTATTCACGTTTGCCAACGTCTTACACAAAGATGGCTTTTAAGTTCGT